ATAGTAAACTAACTGATAATTTAGTTGGAGCCCATTCAGTAGTGCTGTTTAACAGTTCAGCAAGTGTAGCGGCAGTATGTGCTGGAATACCTGTGTTTGCCGATGATTCCAGCTGTGTAAGTTGGGCCGTGGCAAATAAAAATGTATCTAGCATTGAATCGCCGACAACTTTTGATCGCCAGCAATGGATTCAGGACCTAGCTGCCGCACACTGGTCAGATGCCGATGCCCGTGCCGGTAAAGTATACCAGAAGTTTATACCTTTTCTACAATGACATCGTAGTTGTGGCCGATAACCCAGGCCCATTTGTCTGATTTGTCAAACACACTAATTTCTTCCCAGATAATTCGAACACCCATTTCAGTTTCAACCTTGTGTCTCCACCACTCGGGTAATTCCACAATCAAATGAGCGTTGCGTCCATCTGGCAATTTCTTCTTGGCAGGGTAGCAGGCAATTCTAAAAAACCCACAACGTTCAATCTTGCTGCCAATCATATGTAGAGTCTTGTCAAGATGCACTGGTTCGACATGTTCTAATGCATCAGTGCTGACCACAGCATCGAATGTTCTGTCAGGCAACACCGAGAAGTCGGGATTTCCAGGGTCATACCCTTGAGTAAACATAGCAGGATGAAACTCATTGATGCCGGCAATTAGTGCTCCTTTGCCACACCCAAAGTCTAATAGACTTGTGGGTTGGTATTGATTGATAAATTTTTCAACAATTTTGTAAGCCTTGGCGCCATTGTTAAATTTACCCCGGGCGTGCATGCGGTTTAGTTGTTTTTGATATGCTTTGTCTATTAGCGTCATATTATTTCCATCCCATAATCCAGTCATCTTTGACTTGGTCTAGTTTGTGCATTCCAAAAGATTCTAACAACCCAATGGCAGCAAATTGTCCGTAATCTTTTGAATACATGTCGTGTGGTTTTTGTTCTACTACAACCACAGGACGCCATTGTCGGATAGTTTGCTCTGCGCCTTGTATCACACGATACTCAAAACCTTCACAGTCCATTTTAATATAGTCTACATTATCAATGTACAGATTGTCTAGTTTGACCACGGTAGTATCACCAGATCCGATGCTGGTAGGATCTATGTGAGTGTGCCCAGTATTGCCTTCAGTTATGTTCATACGTGCTGTAGTGTCCTGATCGCCCAAGGCCATGGGACTGATAAAAAAGTTTTTACCAGAAACATTCTTTTGCAAGCACTCTCTAAACAGTGGCACTGGCTCAAATGCAATCACACGTTCAAACTTTGACACAAGCGAACGACTCCACAACCCCACATTAGCACCAATATCTATGCCGGTTCTAAACTGGGTGACATAAGTCAAACTCTTGTTTCTAACTTGGTACTGATATTCAGCAGGTCCTCCCTTGCTGATACTCTTGTTGAGCATTTGTGGGAAGTGTGTTTCCGTATCTGGGAACCACCATCCGTGGCTTTCATACATCGTAAGTCTCCTGTAATATTCTAAGTGCAGTACCATTGGCCAATTCAGCATTAGAGAACTGGCAGTAAGCAAGATGCGATAACCACAGTTCAAGTTGATTCCTGTCAGGATACCATGGTGTGTCAATTTTAGCAAGGTCAGTGTTGGCCACTGGCAATGCGGCATTACTTGGTGCTAGCACAAATGCCGGTACCCCAGCTAATATACTTTCTGTAGCCGCAATTGAATTAAATGTAACCACAGCATGCACATCGGTTAGTGCTGATTCTAAGCTATTGGACACTCGTGTTTGTCGGCTGGGATTTCTTTGTCTAATTTCAACTGGACGGTCAGTGTGTTGTTTTATTGTTTCAACAGTGGCGTGTAACCATTCGTCAAGTTTGATATCGTAAAATATACAAGGCTTCTCATCTGGGGCGGCAATTAGAATTTTTCGGCCATTCTTTTTTGGTGCCAGCAGGCTTAGTCCAAGACGATGCCATCGATCTGGTGGACGCTTGATCACAGTGTTATGCTGTAGGTTATTTGGTACAATCCTATGCCAGATTTTATCGCCACGTGGATTTTTAACATAGCGGCGATTGCCAAGATAACCTGAATCTATGTACAAGAAATCTCGTTTATCTTCCCAACACTGTTTGATAATCTTGTGCTTCATAATACCACGAATCACCAAGGGATCCTGGCTACTGTTATAATCCCAGGTCTCTAATTCAGTAGGTGTGGCACCGCAACCGCGAGCAAACATTTCCATGTACTCATCGTTGTTGTTTTTGTTGAGAAAAATCCAATTCATTGCCAGTATGCTTCTGTTCTTGCGACTTTGAGATCACTAGCAAGACTACGTCCTGTATTTTTTCTAGCACCTTTCAAATGATCTAACCATGCACCCCAGGCAGAATTAATCAAAGGATGCCCTTCACCTGTGATCAAGTGACTTGACCAATCCAATTCAGTCAACGTGCTACTACGACGCACAGCATCAAACACAAATGAGTCGTGCCACTCGTCTAGCTTGAAGATGCCATTTTCTGCATCATCGTACGCTTGCTGGAACTTGTTTAGAAATAGTTTGGTAGCAGGACTACCCAAGTTCATGGCATACAATCCACACTCGCTAAACTTTCCACGACGTCCCAAGAAACATAGATCTGTTTGTTCTGGACATAGCTTGGCAATATCTCCCGTGGTAATCGTGCTATGGCATATGGTATCTGCATCCATCCATAACAACCAGTTTGACTGAGTAGTTTTGGCACAGTGGAATACGGCATACACCTTGTGCGAAAATCTCACAGCGTCCCATTTGAATCCTTTGCCAGCATCCTTGCGTTTGCTTCTTACTGGATCCTGACTGACATCACCATTGGCTTTGGGAACACCACGCCAAGTATTTTTAAACGCAACCAACTCTGGGCTGACAGATTCTAGGTCATGCACAACCAAGTTGGGTGCTGATTCAGCTACATCACATCCTTCGGCATACACAACCAATTGAACTTCTTCGGGCCAGTTTTGCAAAAAGGTTTGTATCATGCGCCGGCCATACTTCTCATAACCGCTGGCATTAAAAGTGGTACATACAGTATATTTCATCAAAAATACTTATGATTAAAAACATAGCATATTATCCTTTGCAACGTGCCCTAAATGGTGGTCCTCCTATGAATGCCATGCTTAGTGCTTTGCGTGATGCCGGAATAGAAACACAAGAGTGCAGTCGAGATTCAGATGCTGTACTCATATGGTCAGCACTGTGGTCTGGCAGAATGGCAGCCAACCAGGCAGTATATAGACATTACCGGGCTCAAGGCAAGCCTGCAATCATCATTGACATTGGTGCATTGCATCGTGGCACAACATGGAAGGTTGCAGTAAACAACATCAATGCCACAGGCTACTATGGACACTTAGACAATCTAGACTGGAACCGTCCCCGGAAGATGAATTTAAAACTAGGCACTCTTGCAAATCCAAAATCACACATTGTGATTGCGGCACAGCACACACAAAGCGAACAATTGGCAGGGGTTGATCTAGATCAATGGATACGGTTGCAAATACAACTGTTAAGAAATAACACAGACAGACCTATACACATCAGACCGCATCCTCGATGTAGCATTAACACAGCAGGACTAACAGGAGTTAAAATTGAATCACCCAGCAGAGTATCCAACACTTACGATACATTTGACTTGGGACTAGATTGCCATGCCATAGTAAACTACAATTCAGGACCGGGCATACAAGCGGCCATAGCAGGTGTGCGCCCCGTAGTTGAGATGAGTAGTTTAGCGTATCCTGTTGGGGTTGGCCTTGCTGATATAGAACAACCTTACACAACCAACCGAGACTTATGGCTTGCACAAATCAGTCATACCGAATACACTGTGCCAGAATTAGAACAAGGCTTATGGCTAAGAAGAATAGAATCAGCACTGGCATAACTGACTGTGCCTGTGTGATACACAGCACCGGATACGACTGGACCTATGTTGAACGGTTGTACAACATGCTGGAACGTAACTTGCCTGGAGGCCTACGTTTTCATGTGTATACAGAACACGACCGTAGTGTGCCTCCGTACATGGTCAAGCACATACTAGAAGACTGGCCTGGGATCGCTGGTCCAAAGAAATCATGGTGGCACAAACTGCAGGTGTTTAACCCAGACCATCATGAAGGCAATTTGCTTTACTTTGACCTTGACACTGTTGTTGTTCGTGATGTAAGTTGGATTACTCAATTAGATTCCACCTATCTCTGGGGCATTAGAGATTTTAGGCATTTACAAAATTCCAAAATTAACACTCTGAACTCCAGTGTCATGTGGTGGAATGTCAAACATCATGCATGGATATGGGAAAAGTTTAAAAATAATGACATTGCCAAACTGTCAAGACAGTACCCCGGAGATCAAGATTACTTGTATGCAACACTTGGGCACAACAGAATTCGTTACTTTGATGATGCACAATTGAAAAGTTGGCGGTGGCAGTGCTTTGACGGCGGCTACGACTTTCAGTATAGAAAGCACAGAGCACCAGGACAAGGCACACTGATTGACGGTAATACTTCTGTTTTAGTATTTCATGGCAACCCCAAACCCCACAAAATTAACGACAAAGTAGTACAAGACCTTTGGAAATAAACGGTTGACCAATAATTCCCAATTTGCTACAATAGAAGTATTGTAAGAAATAAGGAGTCCAAAATGGGTTACAAGGTTGTTGACACTACAGACATGATGCGCACCAAGTACGAGCCACGTAAAGGACTGGAAGGTCCGTTCAACTTCTCAGGCCAAGTGTTGTATTATGACAACAAAGAGGGCGCCTACTACGATCCCACTACAGATTTCTACGTTTCCAAAGAGGAAATGGACATTATTAACCAGCGTTTTTACGAAGTGCTTAAAAAATAAGCAGTTTTGTTGTAAAAAAGCCACATTTTACCATTTGACCAATAATTCCCAAACTGCTATAATACTTGTATAGTAATTAAAAAGGAGCCAGAGATGCAGATAGCCACAGCAATTGCCCAACTCAACAAAGAACAAGAGTTTTTGGGCATGGGATTTTTAGAACTCTTGCAAGACATTCAAAAGAATGGTGCAATGGTCTACAGCGAAAAAACCATGGCAGCTTTCAGGGTATTCATGGTGCAGGGTAGCAAGATGTTTGCTCCGGTTGACCAATAATTCCCAAACTGCTATAATACTTGTATAGTAACTAAACGGAGCCAACAATGCAAAACTGGACTGACAAAATCATCCATTGGAACCAATTGCCCGGAACAGAAGTCAAACGTCTGTTAGCTACCTGGGGCAAGACGCCAGCAGATATTGCCAAGTATGACAAGAAGCATGGGTTTGTAAACTCTGCTCCAAAGTCACAAGTGCCTGCGCCAGTGGAAAAGACAGCAAAGCCTGTAGTCAGCCCTGCGCCTAAAAAGGCAGTGGCCAAACCAGTCGCTCGTCAAAAGCACACCGGTGCCGATGGTGAGATCAAGTTTGTAGCACACAGAAATCTCTATGTGGGATTCTTAGGCGGCAAGGTAGTGGTAACCAAACGTACCGTAGATGCCTGCCGTACCGTGTTGCTCGAACAGTTTGGAATTGAGGCTGTCAAGGTTGACGCTTAATTCGACTTCTGCTATAATTTAATTTTAACGCACAACAAGGAGCCAACCATGAGTGCCATTCGTATCATTAAGGGTGAGTATCGTAACAAGCCCGTCCGCAATATTGCTTTTACTTTAGTGTCAGGCTATGCCTCTGGCGCCAAAGGCAATTATGTTACTGTCAAGAATGATGGTAACTTTCCCAACTGCCCTGACACCGTGCGTGTCAAGGTAGATTCCATCCAAGATTTTGAATATGTAACAGGAGAAGCCGTGCAAGACAATACAGTACATTTTGAGAAGCCCACAGTAGTTGAGACAGATGACGAGGCCATGGATCGTATCCGTGAGCGTTTTGACATCCTACACGAGATGACCAAAGCCACAGTGTCAGGTGACATCCGTGCTATGATTGTGAGCGGCCCTCCTGGTGTAGGCAAGAGCTACGGCGTCGAGACAGAGATTGAGAAAGCCTGCTTGTTTGACAAGTTGGCAGGCAAACGACTACGTGCAGAGGTAGTTAAGGGCAGTGCCACTCCCATTGGCCTGTACCAAACTCTGTACAAATACAGTGACGCCAACAGTGTAGTAGTGTTTGACGACTGTGACAGCATCTTGTTAGATGACGTTGCTCTTAACTTGCTCAAGGGTGCCTTGGACTCTGGTAAGAAGCGTGTGATATCCTGGTTGTCTGAGAGCAGTGCCTTGCGCCGTGAGGGCATCCCAGACCGTTTTGAGTTTAAAGGCAGTGTCATCTTTATTACAAACTTGAAGTTTGACAAGATGAAGTCGCAAAAATTGCGTGACCACTTGGACGCCCTCCAAAGTCGTTGCCACTACCTGGACTTGACACTTGACACCATGCGTGACAAGTTGTTACGTATCAAACAGATTGCCAAAGATGGTGTGTTGTTTGCAGACTACGACTTAAATGAGTATGCACAAGACGACATCATTGACTTTATGCATGACAACAAAGATCGTTTGCGTGAGGTATCCTTGCGCATGGCGCTCAAGATTGCAGACTTGCGCAAGAGCTTTCCTAACAACTGGAAGCGCATGTCAGAGACAACTTGCATGAAGAGTGCCTAATTATGTACAAAATTTATGATGGTGATTTGTTTTTGTTTGCTGTGGATACCAAGTACGAGGCAGACGAACAAACGGAACAAGGTTTTCGCGTGGTAGTGGTAAGTTAGTTCATTTCTTTTCCTTTTTTCCTGGGCATATCGGTTGGCTCCGGCCCAGGCTTTGTGACAGGTACCCCTAAAAAGGTACCTGTCTTTTTGACTTTGTTAATGTACTACTGTATAATCTTAAATACTTGATATGACTTTTTGCTACTCTCCTTGGTCCAATATTGACGTCAGTCCACAAGGTGCTCTCACGCCTTGTTGTAAATTTCAAATGTCCAAGTATGATGAATCGTTTAATGTGCAGACACAGACATTGCCCGAGTATTACAGAAGTGCCTTTTTGTCTGAAATCAAGCAAGAATTTACACAAGGACAATGGCCACGTGGATGTGAGCGATGCCGCATTGAAGAAGAGAACAACATTGCCAGCAAGCGGCAACTGGATTATGAACGCTGGCAACAGCATTATCAACAGTATGATCTTGACAGTGGCAAGTGTATTACTGCCAGCATTGCATTTGGTAACACTTGCAATCTAAAATGCATAACATGTGGTCCTTACAGTAGCAGTAAATGGCAACAAGAGTATCAAAAGATACACAATGTCAACATCAGACCTGTTAAATTTTATAGAAATGATTTTGTAGAAAAGTTTATAGAACAAGCCCCGGGCGTTATTCATTTGGACATACCTGGAGGCGAACCGTTCCTGTCAGGAGTGCAAGAACAAAAACGCTTGTTAAATCATTATGTAACAACAGGACAAGCCAAATATATCAGTTTACATTACACCACCAACGTAACGTTATTTCCCGACCAAGAGTGGTGGGATATCTGGAAACATTTTCAAAATGTTGATATTCAACTTAGCATAGACGGAGTTGGTAACAGATATGAATACATCAGATATCCGGCCAAGTGGACAGAGGTAGTCGAGAACATCAAGAGATATATTGAAAAATACCAAGGCAACATTCAACTTAGTGTGAGTCACACTGTGAGTGCATACAACATCTATTATCTTGACGAATTCTTTACATGGTGTTATACTGTAGGACTACCAACACCTTGGTTAGGGCGTGTGCACAATCCTGCACACATGCAAGCAACAGTTTGGCCGCGCTCAGTGAAAATAGACATAGCTGATCATTTGTGTAAAAGTCGGCACCCAGATGCAAAAGTTTGGGCGCAGTTGTTGTTGAATTCGGACAACAGTCAACATTTTGATCAATTCAAACAAAGAATACATCAGCACGATCAATACAGGAATTTGGATTTCAAAGTCGTATTCCCTGAATTAGCACAATACATATAGTATGATTAATGTTATTTTTCCTCCAGGATGTTATGGTACATACATTGCAAGATGTTTATATAACTATACCAACTTAAGAAATAGCCCGTTCACAGACTTTGAGTTTGACTCAGCAGGCAGCAGTCATTATCATCGAGAAAATACACATGCTCGATCAGTCATAAAAGCCAAACACGTTGACACTTTTGACCATAGCTCACCCGTCCAGCTGGTTGTGGTGCCATGTGTAGAACATGGCCTTGATTATTATAACAATCAGTTTGTTAAAAACCAGCACAGTCAGCTGATCCGATACATCACTAAGCAAATGCCCAAAGAAGAAGTCAATCACAAACTCAAGCATCAATGGAACTATCACGGAGAGTTTGATGCAACAGTACCGCGTTGGATTATGAGAGAGTGGTGTTCTTATTGGATTGCAGACGCATTGAATTCAGCGTATAATACAACAACATATCATATGCTAGATTCAACTGTAAAAATTTCTACAAAAGATATATTTGAAAACTACACAGAAACATTAACAAAAATTGTGTCAGCTTTGGAATTAACTTTTACAGTTGACCAAGACAAAATCGATATCCAACACAACAAATTTTTGGCAGTCCAGAAATTCCATAACAGTCAAAATAGATGTTACCAATATGTACAAGATTTACTTGCAGGTGTTAACACAAACATATATGTGCATAGCATCTTTGATGAAGCATACATACAACACCTACTACGTCAGCACAACATAGAAATACAGTGTGATGGCCTCAACACTTTTCCAGATAGTACCCACCATCTAAGAACCATAATTTATGAAACAATGCACAATACAAATACGTGACGAAGTCAATATCAAACTAGAAGGTCTTGACTTGGATGTGCGTAAGAAACTGGTTAACACATTTAAGTATGAGAATCCGGCAGCTAGGTATTTGCCTGCTGTGAGACTTGGACGGTGGGACGGCAAGATTGCCTACTTCCAGTTAGGTGGCAGCACGTACACAAACCTGCTGCCTGAGATTATTCCCATACTAGAGCAATATGACTATGACATTGAGCTCGATGATCAGCGTGATTACTCAAACACATTTGAGTTTGCTGAAATGCGGGAAGACACGTTTGCTGGCACAATGTGGCCCAATGGCCACCCAATGGTCGGGCAACCCATCATGTTGAGAGACTACCAAGTAGAGATTATCAACAACTATTTGCAGAACCCGCAATGCATACAAGAAGTGGCCACAGGCGCAGGCAAAACTATTATGACAGCAGCACTAAGTTGGAATGTACAACCTTATGGCAGGTCAATTGTTATTGTGCCCAACAAGAGCTTGGTAACACAAACAGAAAAGGACTATGTTAACTTAGGACTAGATGTAGGTGTGTACTTTGGTGATCGTAAAGACTATGGCAAGACACATACCATTTGCACTTGGCAAAGTCTAAACAACTTGCTTAAAGATTCCAAAGAAGGTACAGCATCATTTACCATACAGGACTTCATGGAAGATGTGGTATGTGTTATTGTAGACGAAGTACACATGGCCAAAGCAGACGCACTCAAAACTCTGCTGACAGGCATCATGGCTAGAGTGCCAATTCGGTGGGGATTAACAGGAACAATACCCAAAGAGAAGTTTGAAAGTCAAGCCTTGTTGGTTGGACTAGGTCCTGTTGTTAGTAAACTGTCAGCAAGTGAACTACAAGATCGAGGTGTGCTAGCACAGTGCCACGTTAATATTGTGCAGTTGGTAGATCACGTGGAGTATTCCAACTATCAAAGCGAGCTTAAATACTTGCTTGAGGAATCAGGTAGATTGGATACCATGGCGGACCTTGTGCGCCGTGTAAACGAAACAGGCAACACACTTGTGTTAGTAGACAGAACAGAATGCGGTAGACAACTAGTAGAACGACTAGGTGATGGTGCTGTGTTTGTGTCCGGAGCAACAAACGCAAAAGCGAGACAAGACGAATATGATGAAGTGGCTGACGCAACAGGTAAAATCATTGTGGCAACTTATGGTGTGGCTGCTGTTGGTATTAACATTCCCCGTATTTTTAATCTGGTACTCATTGAGCCTGGTAAGAGCTTTGTTAGAGTTATTCAGTCGATTGGTCGTGGCATACGTAAAGCGGAAGATAAAGACCATGTTCAGATCTGGGACATAACATCAACCTGCAAGTTTGCCAAACGACATTTAACCAAGCGCAAACAGTTTTACAAAGAAGCCAACTATCCTTTTTCAGCAGAGAAATTAGAGTGGATGAAGATCAAATAAATTTGACTTCTACTACAAAATAATGTAATATACAACTATGCGAATATTAACACTAGACAATCAACACTATGACCTTGACCATTTGCCTGAAGAGGTGGATGACATGAGGTTTGCCATACTAGACAACTCTAATCCAGCAGATCCTGACTATCACTTTATTCCTTTAATCTTCTTGGAAAGTTTTAACTCGCCGGCCTTGGTGTTACGCATAGGCGATAACACAATCAAGATGCCCATGGACTGGCAAGTGCTGATTGGCGAACCCGAGATTGGTGACTTAGAAGTGTTACCACTAACATCAATTAACGATCGTGGATTCAAAGTATTCCAATTCAATCCTCTTACCAGCTTTCGTCCCAGCTTCCCGGACATTGAAATCTTGGATGTGTATCATGAAGTATCTTGGTACGCTCCCAAACTCAAGAACGGACAAATGCTAGCAGTGCCAATTACTGACGGTGATGAGCCAGAGTGTGTGTACTTTGTCAAAGACATCAGTCGTAACTGCGAGATAGTTGATTACAACAAAGCATGGTAACGCAATATGGGAAGTCTCAAACCCGATGCAACTTACATATATGAACGAGTTGGTTCCACGGTGTTCAGGCGAGAATTTGGCCAAACAGAACGAGAAGTAGTGGGGTACGATTATCGCACGTCAGATGGCCGTCCACTAGTTGATCACATGAAAGAAGACAAGCTGTGGGGCAACATCAGGCGAGAGGCTCTGACTAATCCTGCTTTACAAGCCGCCCTGGATCGTGCTATAATAATCTACAACTTGAGCAAAACAAATGAGTGATAAACTGAGCATTGCTAACGAAATGAAAATGTTTGACCATAAGGTTAGAGATTTCTACGACGAGTTAACAGATGAAGAGCGCAAGAAGTTTGCTCCATTCCTTATGATACGCTGGGGTAGTGCAGTAGAAGGATCCAGGGACCTACAGGAGTTCTATGTTATTTCTACAAACGAACGACTAAACAAAAACTTCTTTAACATCAGTTCATCCAAACATCGTAAATTACAATGGCTGATGGCCACAACTGTAAGCCCGGGCATGGGCTCTATGAGACACAACTGGATTGCACCCAAGAAAAAAGAAGCAGGTGCAGGATCAATAAAAAAACAACTGGCAGAACTATTCCCGCATTACAAGTCAGACGAGATAGATGTTATGGCCGCAATAACAACCAAAAAAGAACTTGATCAATACATTAGAGCACATGGCCGAGACAACAAGTAAGTTCACGTGTGAGTTTTGTAAAAAAGAGTTTGCAAGAGAAAGCTCTATTGCAGTACACATGTGCGAGCCCAAGCGCAGGCGCATGGAACAAAGCGAACGTGGTGTTCAACTGGGATTCCAGGCCTATATTAAGTTTTATGAAATGGCCCAGGGTACAGCCAAGCTCAAGACCTTTGAGGATTTTTGTGACAGCCCTTACTACCGAGCCTTTGTAAAGTTTGGTCGTTATTGCGTGAACACACGGGTTATTAATCCTGCACAGTTTATGACTTGGCTGCTCAAGAACAACAAGAAAATTGATCATTGGTGCAGTGATAAAATCTACACAGAATACTTGTTGTTTTATTTGAAGGTAGAAGCTGTAGCAGACGCACTGGCTAGAGCAGTAGAGTACAGTATTGACTGGGAAGAAAAACACACACATCCAGCACATGACTGTTTACGTTATGGTAATAGCAATGTGTTATGTCATGCAGTCACAACAGGACGCATATCACCTTGGGTGATATATAACTCAGAATCTGGTCAAGAGTTTTTGAACAATTTAGACTCATCTCAGATTGCAATGATATGGCCATACATTGATAGTGATGCCTGGGCCAAGAAGTTTCACGACTACTCAGCAGATCAAGAGTATGCCAAAGAAATACTAAAACAAGCAGGATGGTAATGAAAAAGTTGGCTGCTATTGGTGATAGCTTTTCCACAACCACGTATGGACGTAGTTGGCCAGACCATGTGAGCGATCGCTTACACAGTAGTTTAGTCCGTGCATGCAGTGCTGGCGCCGGCAACGCATTCTATGTAGAAAAATGTCATGACATTGTAAAGGACCCAGAAGTAGACTTGGTAATTGTTCAACTTACTGAACCCTCCCGAGTTGTAATTGGATTACAAACCTGGCAGAACATACAAGCAGGCGAACAGGAACACCCAATTCCCGCACCTACGGATTATTACGATCCCTCTCATAATAACATTTACAAAGATATTGGGTGTTATACCATGAATGTGCATGACAATCGTCGGTGGTTAAATCCACTAACTGGACAAGATTCGGGTGACCTAGACAAGTTTTGGTTACGAGAAGTAGCAGGCACACGATTTTATGATTACCAAACTATCCACAATATGTTGGCAATCAAGGCATTGTGCGACCAGTGGAACAAACCTTTGATATTTTTTTCCTGGTTTGTTGACAGTGACAAATTGTTGTTACCAGGATATGAATGGTTACACAATGTTGTTAACATTATACCTGGATCGGCAGCTGAAGAATGCAATCGTATGATGCTCAAAAAAACTGATTGTGGACACTATGCAACTGCGGAATCACAACAATTAGTTGACACATGGCTATGGCCACATGTACAATCTATGTTAACAGATATAATATTATGATCAAAAATATAACATCAGGGCCAGGAGTACAGATCAGCAACAACTATGGAAGCTGGCCCACTTTTTATACTACTCCGAGCTCAACAGGCAATACTCTGATTGGCCAAATGCGCTACAACGGCTCTAGCCAAAACATAGAAGTATATGACGGCTCTACATGGATGCCCATGATTGGTTCATACCCTACAATTGAACTCTCAAGTGATGTGCAAGCAGTTATAAACTGGGCCAGAGCAAAGATGGCACGAGAGGCTGAACTACGCATGTTAGCAACAAACAATCAATCAGTGGCAGATGCATTAGCGGCAGTGGAGAAAGCACAGGAGCAGTTGGAAGTGGTGGCAACATTGGTCACAGTATGAGTGCAGATATTGACATTGACTTTGCTGACAGAGACAGCGTACTGAAGCTGATCCAGTACACTTCGGCACGACAGATCACACAAGGTCAAGTACGTCGACACAACTCCGGAGTGTATGTCACAGATATTCCTTACGATCCCATAAACAACTGTGCGGCCCTGGAATACGAAGAAGCAGAGCAACGTGGTTATTTTAAAATTGATCTGTTGAACATGAGTGTATATCAACTGGTTAAAGATCCCGCGCACTATCAAGAGATGTTGGTAGCTACACCGCCATGGGATAGACTGTGGCAAGATACCACATGGGCAAAACAACTAGTTCACGTGGGGAACTACACGGACCTGTTGAAAAACATGAGACCAAGTACTGTGCCACAAATGGCAGCGTTTATATCAATTATTAGGCCGGGAAAAGCACACTTACAGAATCAGCCCTGGGCAGATGTGTTCGCAAGTGCGTGGGATGGAGATGACAGTCAGGGATACACGTTTAAAAAGTCACACAGTTTGTCTTATGCAATGCTAGTTGTGTTGCACATGAACTTGCTCAATCAAGACGTCGTACCAGTGTAATTGATTTACGCTTGCTCTTTTTGCGAGATATGTCTAGTAAACTGCAAGCAGGTCCATGCAAAATTTCTAAATCTTTGTTGACAAAAGTTCTCAAGGTGTAACGGAACGGCTCCCATTCAGTGCGCAAAAATATGTTAATGGGGATAGATCTGTTGCTTTCCCACCACCATGTTGTGGCCAGTTCCAAGAACTTCATTTTATCTTCTTGTAATGGTATACTACCAAAGTCGTAGATAGTTGTGACTGCGTCGTCCTTGTTCTGAACCACCCCCACGTACTCCACGTTTGCATACACGCACAGCGTGATAAACGGATACTTTTCCGTCAATTTGTCAAAGATATTATTACCCATAAATATTGTTCTATGTATTCCACCACCGTTTACTTATATCAGCAAATCACCAGAGTGTTATTGATTGACACCAGCGGTGGCTATTTCACAGCGAGGTACGATCCAGTGTACGCAAAACAATTAACAGTAAACAAAGGCGTTGATAACGTACTTTTGTTTGAATTTATTAATCAGGAACAAAAACCTGTAAACATCACCGGCAGCACATTTGTGTTCCGTATGATCAGCCAAAATGGCGATGTGCTGTTGCTCAGCAAACCAATGGAAACTCTGAGTGCCGCACTTGGCAGAGTCAAGGTAGTGCTAACCACAGAAGATACCATTGATTTGGTAGCACAACCTGCTAGCTATAGCATACAACGCACTTCGGGCAATTATGTTCAAGCGGTGTACACAGATGCCAATAGCCAAGCACGAGCCGACTGCAACATTGTAGATTCAATACTGCCCGAATTTCAGGACAGTGCCAACTTGACTATCCCCACAATTTATGGACCAAATGCCTGGCCGCAAAATCCCCCAAGCACCTGGCCAGACTGGGCTCTTACACCGCAGCCATTGAATGCCGCACACGCAACAGAATTTTATTCAAGTCAAATTCCCACACACGGTGCCAGCTTGACCACAATCAAAATGGACCTAACACATTACACCGGCACAATCAAAGCACAAGCAGCCGAGGACTATGAAGCACCTTGGTATGATGTAACGGATTCGACACAGTATTTGGATGCAACAGAAAGCATTTATCTTAATGTGCTTGGATTCCATCCACTGATTCGAGTGGCATTTAATCAAAGCCAAGGTTTTGGTGCCACTGCCACTGCCACAGTGGTCGACGGAATGGTCACAGGTATCACAGTCAACAACACCGGCCAACACTATGTGGCAGCACCAAATGTGTTAATTGTGGGCAATGGTGCAGGAGCCAGAGCAGTGGCCAGTATAGGATCTGATGGTGGCATTGGTCCTATCACTGTGACCGATCCAGGCTCTGGATATTTGCCAATAACGTTTGGCAATCCGGTCTATGCCAGTGTTATCATAAACAACGGCACTATTACCAATTTGATGTATCGTTGATTGATCTTTGTTGATAGATCTGTTATACTAAACAGATGCTAGACATTGTCTCCTACTTACCCGGCAAACGCAAACATACTCCGTCAGGATGGATCAGCTTCAATGCGGTATGTTGCGGCCACAACGGCAACAACATAGACAAGCGACAACGTGGTGGACTCAAGGCCTCTGAACAAGGCTGGAGTTATCATTGCTTCAACTGTGGATACACCGCTAGCTTTATCCTTGGCCGCTCAGTGAGCTTTAAGGCCCGTAGGCTCTTGAGCTGGATGGGTGTACCTGATGCTGAAATTGATTTCCTTAACCTAGAAAGTCTACGCCATAGAAGTATCAATGGCATATTAGAAGATCGTCAAAAAACTTTTAACTCACTCTCTGCAATTGAGTTTGAAGAACGTGACTTGCCACCGTTTGCTGAACTGTTGACTGATGAAGGCAGCTATAGAGACTATGTGCGTTCAAGGAAGGTGCCAGAAGACTTTCCTGTAATGGTGCAGATACAAAATGACGGCATCCACTGGACAAGACCGCACGTGATAATTCCATTTACCCATAATGACCAGATTGTGGGTTATACATGTAGATTTCTCGACAACAAAACGCCTAAGTACATATCCGACAGCCAACCTAACTATGTGTTTGGCACAGATCTACAAAACAAAGCCTGGGACCATGCGTTAGTAATGGAAGGCATATTCGATGCACTCAGCATTGGAGGCCTTGCTGTGATGCACAACACCATCAGCGATGGACAGGCTAGACTCATACGCAGTCTAGGAAAACAAATAACAGTGGTGCCAGACCAAGACATGGCTGGCCTGGAACTAATCGATCGTGCTGTAGAACTAGGATGGGCTGTGAGC